TGTAAGATGTTGTACACAAAATGGTGTAAGAGGTGGTAGTGCAACTGTACACTTTCCTATATGGCACCAAGAGATAGAAGATATACTTGTACTTAAAAACAATAAAGGTACAGAAGATAACAGAGTTAGAAAGTTAGATTACTCAATACAGATTACTAAACTATTTTATGAAAGATTTATCAAGAATGAAGATGTATCTTTGTTCTCTCCTAATCATGTGCCAGGTCTGTATGAAGCATTTGGTTTACCTGAGTTTGATGATATGTACAAGAAGTATGAGAAAGATAAATCTGTACCTAGACACACAATAAATGCTCAAGATTTGTTTCAAGCATTATTGAAAGAAAGAGCAGAAACAGGTCGTATCTATATTATGAATTTAGATCATTGTAACTCTCACTCATCTTTTAAAGATAAAGTCTATATGTCTAACCTATGTCAAGAAATCACACTACCAACGACACCAATACAACACATAGACGACAAGGAGGGTGAAATCGCCCTATGTATTCTATCTGCCATAAATCTGGGCCTACTGACGGATATGACAGAGTTAGAGGAGTTGTGTGATCTATCGGTCAGAGCATTAGACGAGATCATAGATTATCAAGAATATCCTGTCGAAGCTGCAAAGATATCAGCACAGGCAAGAAGATCATTAGGTATTGGTTATATAGGTCTTGCACACTATCTTGCTAAGAATCAAGTAAAATATGAAGACAAAAAGGCATGGAAACTTGTTGATAAAATCACAGAGGCATTTCAATTCTATCTATTAAAGGCAAGTAATAACCTCGCAAAAGAAAAGACTAGATGTCTATGGTTCGAAAAGACTAAATATAGCGATGGTATCTTACCAATCGATACTTACAAAAAAGAAGTAGATGATATTGTAAGTAGAGAACTTACTTATGATTGGGAATGGTTAAGAAAAGAAATTAAAGAACACGGATTAAGACACTCAACTCTATCGGCACAAATGCCAAGTGAGTCTTCTTCTGTTGTATCTAACGCAACAAACGGCGTTGAACCACCAAGAGATTACTTATCAGTTAAGAAGTCTAAAAAAGGTCCTTTGAAACAAATTGTACCTGACTATAACAGACTTAAAAATTATTATACATTATTATGGGATATGAAAGGTAACGAAGGATATATTAATATCATTGCTGTTATGCAAAAGTATTTCGATCAGGCAATTAGTGGTAACTGGAGTTACAATCCAGAGAACTACAAAGATGGTGAAGTGCCTTTATCAGTAATGGCACAAGATTTATTAACGACTTACAAACTAGGATGGAAGACAGCATACTATCAAAATACTTATGACGCAAAATCAGAAGTAGATGAACCTGTACATCCTGTGGGTTGGCATGACGGTGTAGAAGAAACACCAAAGGAAACAAAAGAAGATGAAGAAAACTGCGAAGCCTGTACTATATAAGGACTTCTTAGAAGAAACGAACAGACAACAAAAAGAACTAGATGAATCAATGAAAGAATCATTTAGTCAAAGAGATGAACGAAGAAGAACAGAATCAGAAAGATTACAAGAAGAATTGGAACCTATAAACGAATGAAAACATTTAATACAAAAAAAGTAGACTGGATGAAACAACCTATGTTCTTTGGTGAAGAACCAAATGTACAGAGGTTCGATCAACAAAAATATCCTATATTCGAAAAGTTGAATCAACAACAGTTAGGTTTCTTCTGGAGACCTGAAGAGGTTTCTTTACAGAAAGATAGAAACGATTATCAATCTTTAAGTGCAGAACAAAAACATATCTTTACATCTAATCTAAAGTATCAAACATTGTTAGATAGTGTACAAGGTCGTGGTCCATGTCTAGCATTTTTACCTTATTGTAGTTTACCTGAATTAGAATCTATGTTAGTTGCATGGGACTTCAGCGAAACAATACACAGTAGATCATACACTTACATAATGAAGAACGTATATTCAGACCCTAGTGAAGTATTAGATACTATCATTGACACGCCAGAGATTATGGCAAGAGCAAAGACAGTAACGGATGCTTATGATAAGTTTATAAAGTATGCTAATCTTTACTATCTAACAGGTAAAGGTGATATGAAAGAGCTTAAAAGACTTCTATATCTTACAATTATTAATGTAAACATACTAGAAGGTATTAGATTCTATGTATCATTTGCTTGTTCATTTGCATTTGGTGAATTAAAACTTATGGAAGGTAGTGCTAAGATCATATCATTAATCGCAAGAGATGAAAACTTACACCTTGCAGTATCTCAAAACATGATTAATAACTATCGTAAAAAAGAAGGCGATAAAGAAATGTTAAAGATTATGAAAGAGAATGAGGATGAAGTTTACAAGATGTATGATGAGGCAGTTCAACAAGAGAAAGATTGGGCAACATACCTATTCAAACAAGGTTCAATGATTGGTTTAAATGATAAACTATTGAATCAATACGTTGAGTTTATGGCAAACAAAAGATTAAGAGCAATAGGATTAACTACTCGATACGATCAACCAGCAACTAACAACCCATTACCATGGACACAACACTGGTTAAATAGTCGTGGATTACAAAATGCACCACAAGAAACTGAGATAGAAAGTTATGTAGTTGGTGGTATAAAACAAGATGTTGAAAAAGATAGCTTTAAAGGATTCAAACTATAATGAGTATAGACGAAAAGAAAACTTGTATTAACTGTGGCGCTTTATATAAAGTAGCACATGATCTTCCTGAAGAAGATTTTACAGAAACTTTTTGTCCTTTTTGTGGTCACGAGTCAGTTGAAGAAGATGAAATTAATTATGTAGAAAATAGGCATGAAGATTGGAACTAATATAAAGAAGTTTGTTAATGATTTTAAATTCTTTGATTGGATAAAAAAATCAGAACTGGTTGAGTTAGATAAGGTCAATTGTAAAGATGATCCTGTGAGACCTGAATTAGATAACGACTTTAGAACTAAATACGGTAGAAAGATATATGGTCTTAAATTTCAAGATGAAATTGAAGGTATAATTTGTATAGCATTTACTAATGATATACCTAAATCAGTAGAAGAAATGGATACTATGAGCAAAGATGCCTTTGGTCAAGCAGTACATAGATCAAATGTTCAAGGTACTACTGCTGTGGCATATACAGTATGGTCACTTAAAAAAGGTGCAGGTAAAGAGATAATAAAAGAAGTATATAAAATGATAAAACAATCAAATCATCTTAATAGATTGATAACCTTATCGCCTTTAACTAAAATGGCTGAGAAATTTCACACTAGAAATGGTGCTAAGTTATTACAAGTAAATGAAACAACACAAAATTTTGAGTACGATATAAAATGACATGGGTATATAAAGATAAAGTAGTAGAAGAACTACCGAAAGATTGTGAAGCATTTGTTTATTTGATAACAAATACGACTAATGGCATGATGTATGTAGGTAAGAAACTAGCAAAATTCAAAACTACTAAACAACCACTCAAAGGTAAGAAGAATAAGAGAAGAGGCACAAAGGAAAGTGACTGGAAAACCTATTGGGGTTCTTCAGAAAGACTATCTGCTGACATAGAGAAGATTGGTGAAGATAAATTTACTAGACAAATACTATATTATTGTGCTAGTAGAGGTGTAGCAAGTTACCTAGAAGCGAAAGAACAGTTTGATCGCAAAGTGCTTGAAGTTGACGACTATTATAATGGTATCATAAATGTTCGTATCGGAGGTTCTAAAATTCTAAGAGAATCATTGAAAAAAATGTTAAAAAATGATTTTGTCTAAATAGAATTAATACGAACCGAAATTTGATTTGATATCTCAAACTTCACAACACGATTAGGTGATTATGGCTCTGCCAGTAAGAAAATTTATTGTACGATTAAGAATGTGGTACGCTGATTTGCGTGGACATCATGGCAAACCTTGGAACTATGAACCAGGTGACCACTATATGGGTCGTAATAAGAACAAAAGAAGAACATAATCACCCAAAAACCCCCATTCTATGCGCCTTTTTAGGGCTTGACATTTAGTCAAAAATGTGTTATTATATATAAATATGATAAACAAAAACACAAATAAAACCTTTAATGTATGTTATTTAAGAGAGTATATGGATCCTGAGAATCAAGGTCAATTCTTTTATGCATACGAAACAGTTTACAGAAATGTACCTGTTAAACACAAATCTAAATTCAATGATAAAACAAAACTAAAGATAGTTGAGTTTTTAGATTGTAATTACAAAGAAACTGCTGCTAATTATGCTAATACTAGTAGAGTTGAACTTATAGATCAGAAACAGTACTACCAATCTTACAAAGATGTATTTGGCGATATTGCTGAAGCAGATGATAAGAAGATGTGGACAGATTACGGTCAACAATATGATAGACAATCATTGAGAAAAGACTTCAACCCACAGTTGACTAGAAAGAAAGTGTTATCTTACAACGATAATAGACTAAATTAGTGCTTGACTTTACGTTAAAAGTATGATAGGATATACACTTAATAATAACAAAAGGATACATTATGGAAATGACTAAAGAAATTATGCACGATCAGTTTAAGAAACTAAAATCTAATGACGAAAAAGTCAAATATCTCGTAGATTTAAAAGAAATGAAACAAAAAAACCCTCACGTTTTTAGAAATATCAAGATTAATCTAAAACAATTTTCTAATCTTATTAGAGAATATTCGAGTGTCACACCTTTTAGTGCAATGAATAGAATGATTGCAGAGAGAGAAGCTGCCGAAAAAAGAAAAGAAGTAGAAAATAGAAAACAATAATGAAAGACATCTTTAAAAAATACTCTACTGCTTTAGGTATAGTTTTACTTACTTTGATTATGTTATCATTTGTATTTAAATCTGCTAAAGCAGATGAGAAGACAACAGCGATTATTGGTCATATCATTACACAAAAAGTACAAGGTAATAATATGGATCATGCTGAAGTATTAGGTAATGAGTTGGCTTCTATAATGCACAAACTTTCAATTGAAATGACAACTGTATTATTACAGAATATGCCAAATATATTAGATAGTATATCAGCACAACTAAGACTAGAACTAGATAAACAGTATAAGTGCTTACTTCAAGATGACGACTATAAAAATAAAGATTGCTCTTAGCCCTTGACTTTACTTCAAATTTATGTTATAATACTATAATGACTTCAATGATATATACTAAAAATTCAAGCGGTGCCATTCGTAGGTTACAAAGAAAGAAACCTACCAAGAGTTATCTCTCAGCACTAATAGATCACATTAAATTTCTAAAGACTTTAGGTTTCAAGTTTGATTCTAAAGGTAAGATGAAACGTCAATACAAAAAATCTGCCCCTTTAGCTCATTCGGTAGAGCAGCTGATTTGTAATCAGCAGGTGGTATGTTCGAATCGTACAAGGGGCACCACACTTCAAGGTTCATCTACTATACAATCAGACAACTGGCGACTACAAGAGTCTAAGAAGTTTACAATCGCTCCTGCATATAATAAGGGCGGTTATCAAGTCATATCATCTAACAATATCAAAGACATAGGCAGATAATGAACACAATAAACATTGAAGTAAAGAAGAAAACATTACAAGCAGTTTACAATCAAGTTGGTATGTTAAACGATATGGGGTTTCCTAACTTTCAAAAAGGCGAACCTATTCATAATCTAATGAAAGAGATTAGAAAAAGTATTAAGAAACAGAAGAAAGAACAAGACTTTACTTGGAAAGACTTCTGGGAGTTTTGGCCGCTATCAATCGTAGTGCCAATTATGTTATTATCAATCATACTAGGACCTATGTTTCAATGAAAAAAATATTACTAATCTTATTGTTGTTATCATTAACTAACTGTAGCACCGTAACAAAATCTCATATGAGTAGTGTTGTCGGTGCTACGGCAGGTTACGGTACTTGTCATAATATGTTGAGTACAGGTGTCGCATTGACGGCTGCTTGTACAGTAGTCGGCGCTTGGTTTGGTGCGAGTGCATTTTTTAATGATGATATGAATATACACAAGGCAGTATTTGTAGATACTTTAAATACATCACCAGGTAAGAGATCCCACACAAATTGGGGTAGTCACACAAATGGTAATTGGGGATCAATTACAGTTAATAGAACTTACTTAGTTAAGGGTGTTAAATGTAGTGAGTATGAATCAGTTATAAGTATTGAGAGAAGTTGGCCGATGTATTCTATACAAAGAGAAAATGAGTTTGGTGTTGCGTGTCAAACACCTGACGGAAGATGGTATATTCAATAATGAAATCATATCATTTTTATACAATAGTTTTAATATCATTACTAGTTGTGGCAAGTATTGCTAGTGCAGGTGAAAAATCACAATGGCTAAATGAAAACCCTTGTATGATTAAAGTTGTGATTACAAATACAGTTGTAGGTAATGTTACCACAACAACTAAAGAAGAAATTTTAGAATGTAAAGACGGTTATGATGGTCCTAATTATTGGGAACTATTTGCACAGTTTTACTATTCAGGAATTACGGTACCTGCTTATTGTAGACCGTATGCGAGACCAAGTCATCCATTTAAGACGCCTGGGATGGTTTGTTTAAACGAAAAAGGTGTTTGGAGTAAACAATAAATGACTAAACTATTAGTAATAATAGCTTGTATTGTTGTCATTACAGTACATTGGGGTGATTTTAATGACAAGGTCGATTTGACCAATATGGTAGGTAAAACTATCGAAATAATAAATGAAGGAAGTAAATAAATATATGATGAAAGTTATAATGATCGCTTTACTTGCTTTGGGTTTAACTAATTGTTCTCAAAGTAATTACAAAGTAAAACAAGAAGCGAGTACAGAAAGTAGAACGTTAGATAAAGTGCCACAATGGTACATTAACGCTAAAGTTGATAAAGGATTTGTGTTTGAAAAAGACGCTGAACTTTATATCTACTCAGTAGGTCAAGGTAATAGTCCTGATTTACAATTAGCAATTGAGAAAGCAATGATGATCGCTAAGGCAGAACTTGCTGACAAACTACAAGGTCAGATGAACAAGAGAACTGACTTATATATTACCGAAGTAGGACAAGATGGTAATAAACAAGTTGTATCAAAAGTTGAAGAAACAATTGTAAACATAGTTAGAGATACAATGATTCAAGGTTATGAATCTTGGGAAAAAGCAGTTTACGAAACACCTACAGGCGAATATAGAGTATATGTTGGTTTGAAGATCGGTGTTGGTGACGCTAATAGACTTGCTGAATATATTGCTAAAGATGCTATCAGTTCAATTAATGTTGATGAACTAGCTGAAAGTGCAATAGATGATCTTGTTATCATAACTAAACCAGACGGCATAGTAACCGTAGAAACTCAGTAATATGACAATAACAATATACAGTAAACCTAACTGTACTTTTTGTGATAAATCAAAGGCCTTGGTAAAAGGCCTTGGGTTAACTTATGAGGAAAAGGTGTTTGGTAAAGACTTCAATACACCTGAAGAACTATATGAGGCAGTAGGTAAACAAGTTAGAACTATGCCTCAGATACTTATAGATGGTGAACTCATAGGTGGTTACAATCAGTTAGTAGAATACTTTATGGAAAAAGGTAAAGTAAATTTCAAAGGCGAAAAGATATAAATAGTAGCATGAGAAAATTTCAACAGTATATTACAGAAGGTGTTTACGATCCTTCTATATTCAAGGCTTTCTTTTTAGGAGGCGGACCTGGGTCAGGTAAATCTTGGGTATCTAAGAGTGCATTAGGTGGTATGGGTTTGAAAGTAATTGATAGTGATAGTGCCTTTGAAAGTAAACTGAATAAAGAAAAGATAACATTAAACTTTGCTACTCACAATGATATAGAGATTGTGAGAAGGGATTTAATCAGATCAAGATCAAAACAAATTGCAGGTATGCAAATGAAGATGGCACTTGAAGGTCGTTTAGGATTAATCATAGATAGTACAGCAAGGAATGTTGAGAAGATACAACAACAAGCACAGAATTTAAGAACAATAGGTTATGATATTCATATGGTTTTTGTGAATACAACGTTAGAAGTCGCCCTAGAGAGAAATAGAAGTAGACCTAGACAACTACCAGACGCAATCGTTATTCAAAGTCACAAACAGATTCAAAAGAACTTAGGACAACTACAAAGAATATTTGGTCATAGAAACTTCCTTATTGTAGATAATAATAAAGATGGACAAGATGTGAACCCAATAGTACATAAAAAAATAAGAGGAATGATAAGTAGAGCACCTACATCATATCAAGCAGTTAGATGGATACACCGAGAACTAGAGAAGAAAAAAAGAAAATGAATAATGTAGTAATGTTTCCTGCTCATAAAGCAAGAAAACCCAAAACAGATTTAGCTTCAAAACAAAGTGAAGAACAGGCTAGTAAGATAAAAGAAGATTTATTTATTGAACAGTTAGTCGAGGAGTTTACTTTAGATTTCATTCATGTTCTACAAGAGAACGCCATCACAATGAAGAACGAAACCTTTTTAAGAGATTTAGCAGTTGTAATAGAGAGTATTAAGAGTTTAATTAAAAGAGATTTCAAAAAGAAACACCCAATGCAATCTATAACAGATGTTCTTGCTAAAATAAGTGTATTACCTAATGGCAAAAAGGTTACTGATATGGATTATGGTAAAATATTTGTATCTAAAAAACCAAAAGCTTGACAAACAGTAAATAATGTGTTATAATAAATTATGATTATCGTTGATATAAACCAAATAATGATCTCAAACCTGATGGTTACTCTCAGTAGAGATAGTATGGAGTTAAGTGAAGATTTAGTCCGTCATATGGTACTAAATAGTCTAAGAGGACACAATAAGAAGTTTAGAAAAGAATACGGTGATATGGTTATCGCCTGTGATAGTGGTAATGTATGGAGAAAGAAATCATTTCCTAACTATAAGGCAGGTAGAAAGGCGAATAGAGAGAAGTCTGAACACGATTGGACTATGATATTCGACATCATATCTAAAGTTAAAAACGAGATTAAAGAATTCCTACCTTACAAGGTAGTTGAATTAGAAACAGCAGAGGCAGATGATATCATTGCTGTTCTAACGAGAAAAGTAAAAGAAAAGATACTAATACTAAGTGGTGATAAAGACTTTATACAATTACATAATGCAAGAATAAAACAATACAATCCTGTGCTTAATAAGTTTGTAGGTCAAGATGAAAATCCAAGTCTATATATTAGAGAGCATATACTAAAAGGTGATAGAAGCGATGGCATACCAAACGTACTATCAGACGACAATGTTTTTATTGAAGGTAGAAGACAAACACCTTTAAGTAAAAAGAAGATAGAGGCATGGTGCAATGAGATCGTACCTACCTTTAACGAACAAGAACAAGCGAATTACGAAAGAAATAAAACATTAATAGATTTGAATTGTATTCCTAAGGAATTAGAAGACAAGATAAATCGTGAGTTTGAAAATTTTGAAGTAGCAACTAGAGATAAGATTCTAGGTTATTTTATAAACAAAAAACTTAAAACTTTAATTGAAGTCATAGACGAATTCTAGGCTTCGAAAGAACTGTTAAGGAGAAAAAAATGGTTATAATTAGAAGAAATCCAGATGGATCAATTGCAAATCCAGACTTGGTAAGACAACAAACGCAAGCACAAAACGAACAAGCACAAGCACCACAACAGGTGTCACACCCAGCATTAGCAAGTAAAAAAGGTATGGCAGCACTATCAGAATCAGGTAGAGGCGTACCACCTTTAATGAGTGAAATTGCTATGAAAGTTAATAATGCAAAAGATAAACCTAGAAAACTAAAAGTATTAAGAGATCACGATTCGGTTCCTTTAAGACAGGTTTTAAAAGGTGCATTTCATCCAGATATTAAATGGGCAATACCAAAAGGCGAAGTGCCTTATACTGTAAATGACGCACCGGTAGGTACCGAACATACAGTACTAGGTCAAGAAGC